TTGGAATGAAGTTTACTAAGAAAAAAACTAAAACCGCAAATGTATATGAGGGCATTACTTTAAATGACGATTATTATAATTTGAACTTAAATTTTTAAAAGAGGTGGAGGGTTTGTTTCAACTATCCACCCTCCTTTAGCCTTAGAGGCGCAATGGTTTTGGCTACTTAATTTCTTGGGAGGTGGATAGTTTGGGTGTTTTTCCATAAACCTTCTACTTTTTTCCTCCTAGTAATACTTTTCCTATTTTACTACCAACCATCCACCTTTTTAAAAAGAAGTAGTTATAAAGGTAGTGATACCAATGGATTTCAGAGGTGGAGGGTTTGTTTCAACTATCCACCAACTATCCACCTTTTTCACCAATTTGACCAAAGGAGTGATCAAATGACAGCAGAAATGGATATACAGAATTCTATACGTTTAGAACTTTCTCGTCATGGGCATTATGTTTTCAGAGCCAACGTGGGCAAAGTTAGAATGCCAAACGGACGAATATTTGATACAGGATTACCGAAAGGCTTTCCAGATTTATTCGGATTTCGCGGAACAGATGGAAAAATGTTTTTTATTGAAGTGAAAAACGAGATAGGGAAATTACGACAAGAACAGAAAAACTTTCAACGAGCGATGGAAATAACGCCAGCTATTTGTGGAGTTGCTAGGAGTGCAGAGGAAGCTTTGAAAATAGTGGAGGGATAACAATGTTTACCTATTTTCGAAAACTTATAAACAAATGGAAATTTAATCAAGGGATATACATTGAACCTACGAGTTTCGATGTGATAATTCCGCTAAACAAGGAGGATAAACAAATGGAACTATATCATGTAGAAACGCAAGAAGATTATAACGCTTTGATGATGTATATGGAGAAAAAAGGATATAGATGGAATGAGAGAGAAGAACCTACAGAATATAATTGCTGGAACATTTTTAAGAAGGATACTGTAATAGTAATAGAATATGATATTTATTTGGGTGTGGCGTCAAAAGAATATTATGAAAGAGTATATCCTGATACACCAATCGAAAAATACAAAGTGAAACAAGACGAAGTTGCAAAGTGGTTCGATGGCGCTACAAATGCCATGAAAGCATTTTCATCCAATGGAGTATCTATGAAAAAACAAAATACTGACAACGTAAACAACCCATCACATTACACAGCAGGCGGTATCGAAACACTAGATTACATCAAGGCAAAAGTATCTGATTATCCGTCATATGCTGTAGGAAACATACTTAAATATGTCTCAAGATACGAGCACAAGAATGGCATTGAGGATTTAAAGAAAGCGCAATTTTATTTAAATGATTTGATTGAATGGATGGAGAGTGAATGATGGAGGAATATGTAAATATCAGTTTAGATAAATATGAAAGGTTAAAAATGTTTGAAAATGATAAATACGAAAAAGATGCTAAGGAATTTCTAAAACAGTTTACTAACTTCACAACGATGTTTGGAAATCAAAATGAAGAGTATTACACGGCGCATGTCAACAAGGAAGAACTGAAAAAACTAATTGAACAAACATTAGGCACAACGTGTGAGATAGAATTTTATTAGGAGAGTGATTAAATGTCAAAGCGATTACGTAAAGCACAATATAAACTTATTGAAGATGAATTAAGATTTTATCATTCTACTAAAAAAGAATTGATGGAAAAGGAAGTTAATGTAACACTGGGCGCTTGGCATAGAGAATACATTGACGAGAACCAAGGTGGTGGTAGTGCAGGGAATATTAGTAATGAAGTGGAAGATCGTGTGATGTTACTGCAAATGGATAAAGAAATAAGTAGATTAAAGAATATTATAAATGCAATTGAGTCTGTGCTTAATAGATTGAATGACGAGGATAAACAATTGATTCAGTTTAGATACTGGGACAGAAGCAAACCAACTTGGGTATGGATTGCCAGTAAGTTGAATATGGATGAGAGTACAGCTAGAAGAAGAAACAAAACAATCATCCTTTCAATAGCTGAAAGATTAGGATATTAAAATATATTGCCCGTTTAACGCCCGTTTTGAACAATAAAATAAGTTTATTATAGTATTATAGGCAGGGCCTATTAAAAATGAAAGTCGAGGGGACTATATGAATTTAGTTAGGTGTTGGGAATGCGGGCAATACATTTCGCAAGAAGCTTCGGTCCATTTCAGAGATTTGTCTGGAGGTAGAAACTTATGCGTTGAATGCCAACATAAGTATCGACAAAAAATAGAAGAAAAGAAAAAAGAATATATTGCGCACAAAATCGAAGCAACGCTTGAAAGAGCAATACATCTTATAGAAAAGCAAGAACAGTGTAGTATGAAAATGGAAGAATACCTTGACCCATATAACACTGTAGTCCAATTTTATAGAAATGACAGTACCAAGTTTGATTCTGCTCATGAAGTAATGGCTTGTACCGAATTGTTAAGAAATCAGATTAAAGTAAGAACACAACAAAAAATAGGACGCAAACGAGTAGATTTTATTTTACCGGACATGAAGATTGTGTTGGAGATTGATGGAGGGCACCATCGTTTTAGGATTGGTAAAGATTCGGAACGAGATATATTTATTCTTAATACTTTGAATAAATCTGAACATGGTTGGGAGATTATTAGAATACCAACTAGATTTATTGAACAAAACATTAGACGTCTTGTTCCTGCTATTAAAGCGTTATACAAAGAACGTCAAGAACTAAGAAATAAACACAATGGGTTCATTCCGTCTTATTACTCAAGAACAAATAAGATGTCTCACATATCAGCGATTAAAGGCGTTGCTTCAGATAATGAAATTGAAGTAATGGAACAAGAAGTGCTAGACGGAACTGAAGATCTATAATCACATGATGATATAGCAGGAGGTTGCTATATTGCCGGACAGAGGCTTTGTATCTGATCGTTGGTCTTAATGGGAGACGCATCTCATTCCAACTTCACTAGTCCCAACAAGAGACACCTTCTTGTTCAATCTCAATACTCGTGGCGGAATAGGTAGACGAATCACAGGATAGAACTGATGTGGCTACGAAACGTATGTCTTAGCTTAAAACTCCTGTAAAACAAATTAATTAGTTCATGCAAGGTGCAAATCCTTGCCGAGTATATATTAAACCACACACACCTCTTGACAATGTGGAACGGGTCCTGTATCTAGTGACGGAAATTCATTCCGGATTCGACTGGATGAAATACAAAGTATTGACGAATACCACCGTAGAAGTATTCAGGTCTCATAACTACGGATACATAGAACAATGAAGTCCAGCACATTGCGTGTTGGGCTTTTATATAGGGGTGGATTAATGCTAACACAAGCAGAACGTCATACATTCTATAAGTCAAAGGCATGGGCAAGCATACGTAAAGAAGTATTAAAGCGTGATAACTATGAGTGTCAAGAGTGTAAGAGGCAAGGAAAGGTGTTTACTGATTATCATGACCCAGACAAGCATAAAAGACTCGATGTGGACCATATTAAGGATTTAGAACATCATCCTGAACTTGCGCTTGATATAGACAATCTCACTACTCTATGTGTAAAGTGTCATAACAAAAAACATAATCGCTTTCAATTTAGAAGGAAAATAAATAAATGGGTGAACGATGAACGTTGGTGATACCCCCCCGGGTCAAAGGTTTGCACTTTAATTTGGCTCTGGGGAACGGTGTGGGGGTCTTCTCCGCAGAAATGTTAAAAAGTCTCATGAAGGAGGGAGGGCTTGAAGTGGAATATAACATAAAGAAGTTAGAAAAAGAATTGTTATCTAAGGTTGATACTACTAGTCAGAAAGAGCTTGAAAAAGTCAATCGCTATATTAATTTAATACGCATATATTATGAGTTAGATAAAAGCATTGAAACAGATGGAGCGGTCGTTGTCACTGAAAACGGTTCACAAAAATTCACGAAAACTAATCCAGCAATACAAGAAAAAAATCGAATTAATACTTCATTATTATCTATTGAGCGTTCTTTTATATTCAAAGGCGAAAATGATAAACAAGATGGTAGTGACTTGATATGATATCAAATAAACATGTCGATAACTATATACAGTCGTACGAAAGCGGGAAAATACTACTCAATAATGAACGTGTAGACTTGATAAATCACTTGCAAGAACATGTGCTTAGTAGAGATGATATATATTTTGATGAGCCACAGATAGAAAATTATATTGCTTTTAGCGAAAAATGGTATTTCCCTTTAGACAATTGGGAGAAGTTTATTGCACCATTTATTTTTTTATATTTTAAAGAAGACAATGAGCTTTTTTATGAAGAGTTCTTTATAACACTTGGTCGTGGGGGCGGAAAAAACGGCTTTATTAGTACATTATCTAATTATTTTATAAGCCCTTTGCACGGAATCAATAATTATGATGTCTCTGTAGTAGCCAATTCCGAAGATCAAGCGAAAGTTAGTTTTAAAGAAGTATTTAATACAATAGACGGTAATCCAAAATTGGAAGGTAGCTTTGACGCGTGGAAAGCACAGATTATTGGAAAAGGAACCAACAGTGTTTTTAAATTTCAAACGTCAAATGCAAAAACTAAAGATGGTGGTCGTGAAGGCTGTGTTATTTATGATGAAACGCATGAATATGAAGATAGGCAAATAATTGATGTATTCTCTGGAGGGCTTGGCAAAGTCGCGAATCCCAGAGAATTTTTTATTGGTACTAATGGATTTGTGAGAGCGGGATTTTATGACAAGTTGGAAGAACGTAGTAAAGCAATTTTAAGTGGCGAAAATCTTAACGATCGCATGTTTCCTTTTATTTGTAAACTAGATAATCCAGAGGAAGTCAAGAATGAAGCTATGTGGGAAAAAGCAAATCCTGCTTTTGAAAAGCCATTAAGTCCTCGTTCTAAACGCTTACTAAATAAAGTTAGAAAACAATATGAAGCATTAACGAATAATCCAAGCGGCAGAGAAGCATTCATGACTAAACGAATGAACCTTCCAGAAGTAGACTTGGAAAAGGTAGTAGCACCGTGGGAAGATATTCTCGCAACTAACCGAGAAATGCCAGAACTCCAAAACCGAGCTTGTATTGGTGCGTTTGACTATGCAAGCGTTAAGGACTTTGCGGCTGTTGGATTGCTGTTTCGTGTAGGCGACGATTATATTTGGAAAACGCATTCCTTTGCTAGAAAAGGATATTTGGATATCGCAAACCTTAAACCGCCCATCAAAGAATGGGAAAAACAGGGATTATTGACCATTGTAGATGAACCTACAATCGACCCTCGTCATGTGGTCAATTGGTTTGTTGAAATGCGAGAAACATATGGTATTCAAAAAGTAATTGGAGATAATTTCCGAATGGACCTGATGCGCCCGCTGTTTGAAGCAGAAGGATTCGAACTGGAGATTATTAGAAATCCACGTGCAGCTCATAGTTTGCTAGCTCCGCGAATTGAAACACTATTTGCTAATCATCGTATTGTGTTTGGAGATAATCCGTTAATGCGATGGTATACAAATAATGTTGCAGTGAAAATCAAACCGGATGGAAATAAAGAGTATCTTAAAAAAGACGAGCATAGACGTAAAACTGATGGATTTCAGGCTTTTGTCCATGCTCTTTGGCGTGCGGATGAAATAGAAGATATTGATGTAGAAGAGGTATTGAACATGCTTAACGCGATTGCGTTTTAAGCTGAATAACTATAGACCTAAATGTTTGGATATGGTGGAAAGTGCATACTTTCCTGCTAGTTCTGCAGTTACTAACAGCGAAGCAGAAGCAACTTTGTCAGCTATTTGTTTTACTTTTTTCCATGATTCGTTGTCTCTGATATTATCTAAAAATAGATGACCTTGCCAGGTAATGGATTCTATTGAAACATCGTATTTAGAACCCGACTGTATGAAAGTTCTAGTTGTTAAGAAACCAGCTTCGCTTAACTTTTCTATACAGTAGTTTACGTCATCTGAACCAAATTGCTTGTGTGCATTAAAGTCTAACAATTGATTATAGGCTAAATATCCACCATAAGGCATTCTTTCTTCTATATCTAGCATAACTTGACGAACGCAGTCTTGATTTAAACGCAATATAATCACCTCCCTATTTTAAGGTGATTATAGCACAAGGAGGTGATAAATTGGGACTCTTTACAGAACTGTTTAAAAGAAACAAAGAAATTGAGTGGATGTGGGATTTAGACTTTTTAGAGGACAAAACTACAAAAGTATATTTAAAGAAAATGGCTTTAAATACATGTGTAAAACATATCGCCAGAACCATTGCTAAATCTGATTTTAGGTTAAAAAATGGAGAAACTAGTGTGCGCAACAAATTGTATTATAAACTAAACGTTCGCCCAAACACAGATATGAGTTCAAGCACTTTTTGGGAGAAGGTTATTTATAAACTAATCTATGATAACGAGTGCTTAATCGTCCTTTCAGATACGGACGATTTTTTAATCGCTGATAGTTATGTGAGAAAAGAGTTTGCGTTTTTTCCGGATGTTTTTGAGGGAGTTACTGTTAAAGATTATCGTTATAATCGCAACTTTAGTATGGATGATGTTATTTTCTTAGAATATGGAAATGAACGATTGTCGGCATTCACGGATGGGATGTTCGAAGATTATGGAGAGTTGTTTGGAAAAATGATTCGCGCACAAATGCGTAATTTTCAAATCCGCGGAGCTGTCAATTTCAAAATGGCTGGTGTAGCAGATAAAGATAAACAAACAAAGCTACAAGAATACATTGACAAAGTCTATGCCTCGTTTAACAACAATGAAATTGCGATTGTTCCTCAATTAGAAGGCTTCAATTATGAAGAATTTGGAACAACAAGCGTGAATAATAGTCAAAGTTTTGATGAAGTTAAGAAGTTACGTAAAGAAATGATTGACTATGTGGCTAGTATTCTCGGCATTCCTTCTTCTTTGTTGCATGGTGACATGGCAGACTTGAGTAATAATATGAAAGCATATATGGAATATTGTATTGACCCTCTTACTAAAAAGTTGGAAGACGAATTGAACGCTAAATTATTTACTTCCAGCGAGTTTTTAGCAGGTGAACATATCAAAATCATACACAAAAAAGACATTATAGAAAGTGCAGAAGCTGTAGATAAGTTGGTTGCTTCTGGTTCCTTTAATCGTAATGAAGTTCGAGAATTATTGGGCGCTGAACGAGTAGATAATCCGGAATTAGATAAATATTTAATTACTAAAAACTATCAGTCAGCTGATGAAGGAGGTGAGGATGGATGAAAAGAATTGATGTAAAAGGAGTTGTCGTTTCAAATGATGACAAATGGATTTATGATTTTTTCGAAATGGACAGCGTATCACCTAATGATATTAGCGAAGCATTGAAAGATACCTTTGAACCTGCTGAAGTTGTCATTAACAGTGGGGGCGGTGATGTATACGCTGGCAGCGAAATCTACAGCACTCTCAAAGAATATGCAGGAGATGTGACTGTTAAAATTGTTGGTCTAGCAGCTAGTGCAGCTTCGGTAATTGCAATGGCTGGCAATACAGTTAAGATTGCGCCAACCGCTCAGCTTATGATTCATAACGTTTCTTCAGTGGTGAGCGGTGATTTTCGTGATTTTCAACATGAGTCTGATGTGCTAGAAAACTATAATAAATCAATTGCTAGTGCTTATATGTTGAAAAGCGGTAAGGCAGAATCAGAAGTATTAGAATTTATGAATGCTGAAACATGGTTTACAGCAGAACAGGCGAAAGAGCATGGTTTCGTTGATGAAATTATGTTTGCAGAAAAAGCGCCAAAATTAACCGCGAGTATAACATCTACCATGTTACCTGAAAGTGTAATCAATAAAATTCGGAATTCGAAACCAGTCGGAACAGGTTGGCACGAAGCGAAAGGATTATTGACTAAAGACGATGTTCATAACATGATTAATGAGGCATTGGAACAAAAAAATATTAAAGAAGAGAAACCGCAAAAGGAAAATAAAAATCCTTTCAAACGGTTTCTTTTTTAATACCCAAAAATAGGAGGAAATAAATTATGACTATCAAATTAAAAAACAACCTCGCGAATTACGAGGAAAAACGGACAGCTTTTGTTAATGCTGTTAAAAACGAAGACACGCAAGAAATTCAAAATAAAGCATATGTGGAAATGGTAGACGCGATGGCAGCTGATATCATGGAACAAGCTAAGAAAGAAGCACGTCAAGAAGCGGACGCATATATTTCAGCTAGCCGAACAGACAAAAATATCACGAATGAAGAAATTAAATTCTTCAATGATATTAATAAAGAGGTTGGATATAAAGAAGAAACATTGCTACCACAAACAGTTGTTGATGAAATCTTTGAAGATTTAACAACTGAACATCCTTTCCTTGCATCCATCGGGATGCGCACTACTGGTTTACGTACTAAGTTCTTAAAATCCGAAACTAGTGGTCTTGCTGTATGGGGTAATATTTTTGGTGAAATTAAAGGACAGCTAGATGCGACATTCAGTGAAGAAGAGTCTATTCAAAACAAGCTAACGGCATTTGTTGTTGTACCTAAAGACCTTGAAAAATTTGGTCCTGCATGGGTAAAACGCTTTGTTGTTACGCAAATTGAAGAAGCTTTTGCAGTTGCGTTAGAAAGTGCGTTTATCATTGGTACTGGTAAATCTCAACCGATTGGTTTAAATCGAAAAGTAGCTAAAGGGACATCAGTAACTGATGGTGTATATCCAGAAAAAGTTGCTTCTGGAACACTGACATTCGCTAGTCCTAAAGTGACGGTTAATGAGTTAACAGATGTATATAAATATCACTCTGTAAAAGAAAACAAACATCCATTAAACGTTGCAGGTAAAGTTACTTTACTAGTCAATCCAACGGATGCATGGGATGTTAAGAAACAATACACAAGCTTAAATGCGAACGGTGTTTATGTGACTGCGCTCCCATACAATTTAAATATCATTGAATCATTATTCGTTCCAGAAAAGAAAGCTATTTCTTACGTAGCAGAACGTTATGATGCACTTGTTGGTGGACCATTGGATATTTCTACTTTTGACCAAACACTTGCATTTGAAGACCTTAATTTATATGCTGCAAAACAATTTGCGTACGGTAAAGCGAAAGACGATAAAGCTTCTGCTGTATGGACATTAAATATCAAACCAGCAGAACAAACTCCGGAAGGGTGATTGTAAATGGCTAAATTTGAAGTATTAAAGAAATTCAAAGACAAAGAAACAAAAGAAGTATATGAAAAAGGAACAGAAATTGAATTGACTGTGAAACGTGCAGATGAAGTCTCTGATAATTTGGGAACTTCTTTTTTAAAGCGATTGGATGAATCAAAAAAAGACAAGAAAAAGTAGGTGCTGTGCATGGAAGTATCAGATGACCTTCTTAAAAAATTTAAAGAGCGTATGCATATTTCTCACAATAGCGAAGATAGCAATTTAAAAGAGTTGCTATCTTTTTCTATTGCTGATTTACAAGAAAAATGCGGGCTGTTTAATGTAGATGAACATGTTAGGGCAAGAGAATTGGTCATTGATCGTACTAGATACGCGTATAATGATTCGATAGAATTCTTCAATGAAAACTTTCAATCACAAATAACTAGCTTAGGTTTCTCTCTCTATGTAGCTGAAAGTGGTGAATCTGATGAAGTTTCAGTTTAAACCGCCGAAAATTCAGAGTGGGGATTTACGTACTCCGGTTGTTTTTTTTGAATATCAGCCGGCAAGTGGTCCTGAACCAGGTGAAATAGAAAAGATTACCCTTTTTGAATGTTTTGCAGAAGTTTATAAACCATCCATGAAGGACTTAGAAATCTTGCATGGGACGGGAACAAAAGAAGCGGTGACAATTAATATTCGAGATACTAAAGGTGAGTACACAGTTAGTAACAAACATTATGTAGAAATATTAGATTATCGCTATTTAGGCAAAAGATTTAATGTGATTAACGTTAGCCCAGACTTGCAAAGTAATAGCTTTGTAAATGTGCTTCTGGGGGTTCAAACATGAGTGTAGAGGTTAGTGGAGTAAAAGAGTTGGAAAGGCAGTTAGTCAGTTTATTTGGACGAGAAAACTTGCCGCAATTAGTAGACCCTGCTTTAATTGCAGGCGCTACTCTTGTAGCAAAAACACTTAAAAGTGAATTTGTTCAATTTAAAGATACAGGCGCATCTATTGATGAAATCAATATAGAAAAACCCGTGTATGACAAAGGGGTTAGAAGCATAAAAATTGATTGGAAGGGACCTAAAGACAGGTATAAAATAATTCATCTCAACGAATATGGTTATACAAGGAATGGTAAAAAAATCACACCAGCAGGAACAGGTAGTGTTGCCAGGTCAATAAGAATATCTGAAAGAGCTTATAGGGCAATTGTACAGAAGAAAATAGGTGATAAACTATGATTGATATTTTGAATGTCATATATACAACATTAAGTAAAAACGATATCATTCACACTACTTGCGAAGAGAGAATTAAATATTATGATTTTCCAGGCACAGGTGATTCTACAAAAACCTTCTTGTTAATAATACCTTTAGATGTTCCAATACCAACTAATTTTTCCAGTAATGAATCCACGTGGGAAGATTTTTTAGTACAAATTGATGTGCAATCTAACGACAGATTAATAGCAAAAAAAATACAAGACGAAGTTAGAAAAGAAATGAAACAAATAGGATTTGGACAACTCGCTGGTGGTTTAGATGAATATTTCCCAGAAACAGGGCGATTTGTAGATGCACGAAAGTATAGTGGATTGCCATATATGCTATATCAATAAAATTAATTAGGAGTGAAATAAATGATTACAACAATCGGGTTTGAAAAAGCAACTTTTGGAATTTATGATGAAAAAGACGAAAAAGTAACAAAAAAAGTAGAAGTAAACGGTAAGAATAAAAAAGGTGGTACGGTTGAAGCTGATATTTCTGGTCTTGATGCCGAAGCTATTAAAGTTTTTGCTTCGAATGGTCCATACTACATTTCCAAAAAAGGTTCTGGTGATGTTAAGCAAACAATCAGTATCATGGAACTTCCGTTTGAATTAGGACAAGATCTATTGGGTCGTCAAAAGAATGCAGATGGCATTGTAACTGTAGGCAAAAATACAGCTCCACCATACGCTTCATGCGTGATGGAAAGTGAAACGTTGCGAGGGGAACCAGTTTTCTTTGCTTTACTAAAAGGAAAATATGGACAAGATGACGTTAAATTAAACACATCTGAGGACAAGCCAAAGGAACCCGAAGCAACTAGTCTCACTGGTGAATTTGTTTATAATGATGCTGGGGACGTTTTCGCGATGGCTGTGGGCGAAGAATTCCGAGATAAAATTTACAACATGGCTTTTCCTGGTTTTGTTGAAACACCAGTAGTACCAGAAGGATAAAATATTTTAAGAGTAGGTGAAATCCTACTCTTTTTTTGTTGACCAAAATCATAAAAAAGGTGGAGAAAATAGTGATTAAACTAGAAATATTTAATAAAAAAGAAAAAAAGAAAGAGCTATATGAGAGAGAAGATACATCTGTAATTGAATTAGAAGAATATTGGAAACTACAAGAAAAAATTAGAGAATACATCAATACTTCTGACGATCCAAAGAAAACGACAATTTTGGAAATGCAGTTAAAATTTATTGTGAAATTATTTGATGATGAAAACATTACAATAGATTTTCTTAAAAAAAATATTCCTTCGAAGAAATTAAACGATACATTGGTGTCTGTCTTTCGGGAGATTTCACCAGATGAATACGAGGATGAAGATGGTGGAGATGAGGAAGCAAAGTAATAACGCTTACCGAGTTTTTGTCCGATCTCGATGCAATTAGGCGTTACTGCATGAAAGAGTATGGCTGGACAATTCGAGAAACAGATAATCAAGAGTATAAGAAGTTATGTCGTCTGATAATCGAAAAAGAAGAAGCAAAATCAGAAAACAACAAAGTTTCACTTGTTGACTTTGTATCACAATACCAAGATGTCAATTAGGAAGGAGGTAAATAATGAATAAACTTCAAGGATTGACAATTAATCTAGACTTAGATGCTGCCAAAGTAGATGAGGGAATGAAAGGGTTGAAGCGGACCCTCGGCTCTGTAAATAGCGAAATGAAAGCGAATCTTTCGGCATTTGGAAAGGGAGAAAAAACTTTATCTCGATATGAAACAGAGCTAGATGGTCTTAATAAAAAGTTATCTGTTCAAAGCAAAATGGTTTCTCAAACTAAAAACGATTTTAAAGATTTAGAAAAACGAAATGCTTCTTTAAATGGAGAGTTGAAAGAGTCTAATAAAACGTTAACTGAGTCAAAAAAACGTTTTGAACAGCTCTCTAAATCTGGTAATGCAACTGAAAAAGAATTAAAAGAAGCAGAAAAAGAAGTCAATTCAAATCAAAAAGCATACAACAAACTTAACAAAGAATTACAACAAATGCCAAAAGCTTTAGCAGCAGGGGAAAAAGCAGTAAATAATGAAGTTGCAAATTACAATAATTTGCAAAGAAAGATTGATACTACCACAGAATCTTATAAGAAATTCAAGAGAGAGCAAGCTGTTAAAAGCTCACCATGGGGGACAGTGACTCAAGATTTAGACAAGTATCAAAAAAAATTAAATGAGACAGGAGATAAACTTGTCGCTTTCGGTAAAAAAGGCAGTTTGTACATGGCTCCAGTTGCTCTTGGTTTAGGTTTCGCTACAAAAAAAGCGGCAGACTTTGAGCAACAAATGTCGAATACTTTATCTGTCATGTCTCCTGGTGAGGTAAATGAATATAAAGATGCTTTAAGAGAACTTGCTATTCAACAAGGCGCAGATACGAAATACTCCGCATTAGAAGCCGCACAGGCACAAGAAGAACTTTTAAAGGCAGGTCTTTCAGTTAAAGATGTTATAAATGGCGGATTGTCTGGAGCGCTTTCATTAGCAACAGCTGGCGAGTTAGATTTAGCGTCAGCGGCAGAAATTGCAGCTACAGTTTTAAATGCGTTCAAGGATGATAATTTAAGTGTTGCAGACGCAGCAAACATTTTGGCTGGTGCAGCAAACGCATCTGCCACAGGTGTAGAAGAAATGAAGATGTCTTTACAACAAGTTTCTGCCGTTGCTAGTGGCGTTGGTCTCTCATTTGACGACACATCAACAATGTTAGCAGTATTTGCGCAGAATGGTTTAAAAGGTTCTGATGCAGGTACCTCTCTAAAAACGATGCTACAAAGATTGCATCCTACAACAAAAGCAGCATGGCAACAATTTGATGCTCTTGGGTTAAGCATTGTGGACAATGAAACTGCTATGAAAGTATTGCAAGAAAATGGTGTAAAACCACTTTCGAATGATACAGATAAATTAATGGGACAAATTCAAGACTTAGCTAAAAGTTTGGCAGGTCCAGAGGCAAGTGCTTCTAAAGTGAACAAAGAATTTGAAGAATTGACCGTTTCCACTGGCGCAGTCCACTCCGCGTTTTATGATACAAATGGAGAATTAAAATCAGCAGAAGAAATATCCGGTCTATTGCAAAGTAGCCTAAAAGACTTGAACTCTGAACAGCGTAGTGCGGCGCTAGGTGCTATGTTTGGCTCTGATGCAGTTCGTGCTGGGAATATTGCTTATCGTGAAGGCGCGGATGGAATAAAGAAAATGCGCACTGAAATGAAAAAAGTAACAGCAGATGATGTAGCTAAAATGAAGATGGATAATCTGAAAGGTACTATAGAAGAAATTTCTGGTGCAATTGAAACCTTTGCTATCAGCATTGGAACTTCACTAACACCTGTACTTAAAAGTTTAGGTGGATATATTCAAAAAGCAGCAGATTGGTTCAATGGATTGAATGATAGTACTAAAACGGTTATCTCTACAGCTGGAGTAGTTGCAGTTGCAATACCAGTTGCTGGACTAGCATTTGGATTTATTGCAAAAGGGGCAGCGGCTGCTATCTCACCTGTAAAGAAATTAACAGCAGCGTTAGCAGAAAACTCTGTTGCTGCTGGAACTAATGCGGCGACTACGCAACTTGCTGGAAACGCTTT